TGTCCGTAGCCCTTATTTATTGTTCGAGTGTTCTCGTTATCTGCCATGTCAAAGTACCTCAATAGATAAACGCGCCTATTGTAAACCTCGCTTGAATAGAGGTTTACAATTATAAAATATCAAAATATTGTGGTTTGTCAATAAAATATAACTATATATAGGAATAAATAACCCCGTTGCGAGCAAAAACAACGGGGCATTTCCAAAAGAAGATAAGAGAAGCGGGCAAAGCGTTCACATGAAAACCCGCTAATATCAGATTACCACGGACGTTTAAACACTTCAACTTTCGCAGATACAGGTCTTTCAATAAAATCTGCCGCCATAGCAAGGCTATCGGGTGCGTCGTCATGCTTGTTGTGTCCTGTTACCCTGAAAGAATATACATTTACCATAAATGTCTTATAAGCCTTGCTACGCTTATTCTCGTCGAGGAAATAGAACGTCCTTATGAGGGGTGCTTTATCAAAGATACGCATTTCCTTCGCCTGATTATTCGGCGCGGTCTTTGTCAAAAGATTTATCTTGATGTTCTTTTCGTTCAGCGCACTTTCGACTTCTTCCTTATAACTCATAGTCATTTTATTGCACTCAAAGCGTACCGCTTGTATGCCGTATGCGGATATTGCGTCAACGAGCAATTTCTGTGTAATCGTCTTATCGCCATTATCATAGACAACATCAACGACGTAAACAGAGCCATCCGAATACTGATAAACAACGGGTGCTGCGGTAAAATCTCCGCCACCGAAAGCGGGATCGACCGCCATAAACTTACGGACGAGCATATCATCAGGCGGTAGCTCGCCGTTAAAGAAGTTCATATCATCGGGAGAAAAGACAGTCCCGTCACGCTCTATCGGTGAACCTTGATATTGCGCTAAGAAACTGGCGAGGTCTTGATTATATTCAAAGCTCGCGCGTCTTGACAGATAATATTCAGTAGAAAAGCCTACTCCGTACTCATAGTCGAAGTTACTTTCGTCATTTTCGTTTAAGGCGGGTATGTTTATTACTTTATATCTTATATGCTTGTTTTCTTCTCTTGTAAGAACCTCTAACCTTAAACCGATAGGATCAGAATTAGACCATCTTGTACCTTCCCAAATAAATTTACTCGACAACTTGCCACGGGTAATGAAGTTGTTATCGACCTTACCCCAAAGAGAAACGAGCCTGTCTTTGCTCATGGCTTCCTCGATACCCGATACAAAGTCGTCCGATATAAGCCAACCCGTAGCGTCGCACGAACCGTTGAGCGTGCCGTGAATAGATCGAGCCGTTACTGAGGGATAGTGTTTTCTTCGGTCTATATCGAAAGTCAGGTCTTTACCATTAGTAGCAACTAAATCGTGTCCGTAGAAGATTTCATGCCAACGATAAGTATCTCTATCATTGATAACTTCTAAGCAACCGTTATAAAACGCGCCTGTAATCTTGTCCGAATACGCTGAATACAGATTAGACAACTCGCTATTCTTACCTATCTTCCATGTCATAGCGAAGATCATAAGCGAAGATTTACCCGTTCTCGGCGGTTGAGATAAGAACAATTCGTCTAACTTATCATCCTCTAATTCCTGAATAGCGTCAACGGCTTGCTTTAATATTTTTCTTCTCGGAAGATAGAATCTCTGTTCGGGTTTTCTGTTCCATTCCAACGCTATGAGGTAAGAATCGAGGTCGTAGAGCGCCAAAACGGTGAAAATATCCTTACGAAGCTCATAAAAATTGCTTGAAACGTCTAAGTTCCTGTTGACATAAGCCTTGTTTTGTGCTTTCAAGGCTTCCGCTTCCAACCATTTAAGGCTATCTATGCGTTTTTCGGTATTCTGCAAGCACAGGTCATAGTAATCACGGAACGGCTTTATCTTATCCGTACCCTTTTTGATAATATCTTCTATTATAAGAAATAACTTATCACTCATAGTTCATCGTTTTTGCTTTAATGCGAAAGAGCTTCCTGTTCCTTCTTTTCCAAAAATGCCATGCCTTGCGGTTATTCTTTACCCAACAAGCGTACTTGCGGGAGAACTTATCTTCAAAGGTCATTTTCTTGTAGATATTAGACTTCATTTGCATAATTATTCATTTTCGGGAGTAATATCAATACCGTTCTCGGCGGCATACTTCATATACTCGGCTTTAAGAGCGTCCTCGTCTATTTCGGGAACTGTATCGGGCACAGCGGCTTCGATCTTAATATTATCAGCGTAGCCGTGCATATTTTTAAGCTGAAATATAGCCGTAACATTATCGACGGAACGGACAAGGGACGCGGTAACGGTCTGATCCGCTATCATGTCCTTAACCTTCAATATAAACTCCGCGCTATCGGTGCGATGCGTCTTTATATACGTATTAACCCTATGAATAGACAACCCCAAAGCGATAACGCAATAAGAATTGACGGTAGCGGGCACTTCCGCCTCCGCACATCCGTAAAAGTAATCCCTCGTCCTTTCCATGACCGCCTTTACATCGTCAAGGTCAACGGCGGTTTCGTTTTTAAGAACATTCTTATCGAAAGTTTCCAATTCATTGACAACGAGTTCTGCATAGCGCTGTGAAATCTTCTTTAATTGTTCCCTTCTGTCGTCATCCTCAGCCAATCTCTTTAATGCCTTTTTATTCACCGCTGGACTATCGGGATTCGCTAAAGACAACTCCTTTTGCGTCGCCAACAGAATACCCATATCCGACGACCTTATCTTTGGCGCTGTTCCGCCACCGTTGTTTCCTTTCTTTCCGCTTCTCGGCATATCATCCTACCTTCCTATATACCTTGTGCCTTTTATACTTCCTTACGGAACGGAAAAGCTGATTGTTATAAGCATCTCTCGTATAATGAACCTTATTCTTCTTCTCGCGTGGCGTTACGGGCGATTCACCTTCCCCCACCACATACATTTTCTCTAACCCCTTTGGCGGATTAGGATTATATACAATTATCTGATAACCAAACGCTTTGCATATCTGATAAAGTAACCCTACTTCTAAATCTTTCCTCTTTTCCAGAGATTTAACCGTCATGGTATATGGGAAGCCTACCCTTTTAGCCAGGTCTTCCGCTGTTTCATGTTCGGGACGCGCTTCTATCAGCCTACCCGCTATGTACTTCGCTCTTATCTTTTTCATTTTTACCGTCCTCTATCTTCAAAATAACGTGCCATTTGACAATTGTCAATAAAAGTCAAAGCTAATATTTATTCTTTTAACTGTCTTACTCGCTCGTATCCGCGCGTTCTTATTTTATATAAAGTCGCCTTTTTTGTTTTAAAAAAATTTTTGAGAATTGAAAACGGGGCTGCCGTGCCTGACTGCCCCGCCATTGATCGGAAACCCTCTTAGTCATGTTCCAAAAGAAAAGAGGTATCTTCATATTAGCATCTGCCTGAATTATTGGCAAGAATCCCTTTTTGTTTTAAGAGTGGTAGAAGTGCCACCCCCGCCCTCTGGCGTTCTGCCTACTTTCCCCGTGGGTATAAAATGCTGATTCCGCGCCCTGATTCGGTAAAATAAAAATTATACCGAATAGAACTAACACCATATAACACCCTTCAAATGCAATAAAATAAGGTGTTTCAAGGATTGCTACGTTTGCTCGTATAATTCGGTTAACGCCCGATTGCATAATCATGCACCAAACACAGAACATTATTCATCTAATAATCAAATAGGCTTGATAATTCTAATTGTAAAGCTAAATCAAAGCAAGGTTTACAATTTTGTTCTGATACCATGACAAACGGCAAGCCCAACCGCCCGAAAAATAACTCTACCCTGAAATACCAAAATAATTATATATATTTATAAGTGCTTGCAATTCTACAAAATACAAATACAAATACAATCAACAAACTACAAACCATTAGAACAATCTATATATAATATATAGATAAATAATCAATTAGACTATAATGCGTGCGCCCCCGTGCCCGTGCGCGATTTTTTGCCTATATTTCACATTACGCGCCCGCATATTAAAATACGCGTTATTTTCGCGTATATAACGCCCGTGCGCCTGATTAATATCTTGATGCTTTGAACATCAGCGGGACGCCTTAGAACTCAATTTGACGCGCATTAGATATATACACGCCTGTATATTTAACTCAGGACAAAACAGTTTATTTGCCGTTATGCCGTAATTACCGCTTATTTTGCGTTCTAACGCGTTCTATACATTTTCCGAGTAATTTATCATTTAAACTTTGTGGGCGCTTTGTAGCGCGTTCTAGAGCGTATAAAGGGCATATACAGCCCTATGATTGCATATACTCAGACAAAAATAAAAGGCGGGATTATTTCCCGCCTGGTTTTTGAATTGTTTATTAATGCTTATGCGGATTCAATCGCCGCATTGTTTATTGCGTTCAATATTTCTTTATCAGCTTCTATTATTTCTTTACTGTTTGCGTAACGGTCTTTAACTTTTATATCATGTATGTCGTTATTAATTAAAAACTTAATGATTCTAATTTGTTCATCTGTTAATTTAACGGTGTATATCATGGTTTAAAACCTCCATTCATTTGATTTTCTTTGTTGTTTCAATGATGCAATACAGGGGAAAAAACAGAATAATTATAATAAA